GTAAGAATGGTAAAAGGTGAATGGCTCGGGCGCGTCCCCCCGGACACCTTTACTATTATCAAGCAAAAGGCTCTTGAATTAGTCCAAAGAGGAGTAGCCGAAATTGTAGATGCAACGTCTACCGCTACAGATAATATTGTTGGTTTTAGAGAAGAGATTAAATCAATCGATGAACCACCAGTAGACAAGATGATTCATGCAGCACCTGTTAAGAAAACAATTAAGGCTACGCCTAAAAAGAAAGTAGGTAGGCCGACAAAAACCTAAAAATAGGGGGAACCGCTCCCTAAAACCGGAATAAAAAGCCGGTACGGAGAAGGAGATTATTATGAGTGTAACTCTAGTAAAATCAGAATGGTCAAGTGGTAGTTTAGTATTTAAGAAAATTGGAAGTGGTGCAACTACATCCATTACTCTGGGTGAGGATGCGACCGGATTGGATTTCAAGTGTTTTGGTGATACTACAGGGAAGTACATGCTTTGGGATCAGAGCGCGGACAAACTTGTGGTCGTGGGTACCGCCGATATGGGAACCTCGTTGGAGGCCGATGCATTTACCGTGGGTGGTACAGCGGGGGTCACATTTGCATCCGGCGCGATTACCAGCGCCCAATTTATCGGAGGCTTGTGTGTATACGCCGCATAAGTAGTTGATTTAATTATATATTGGGGCTAGGCTCATTACCGAAAAGGAACTTAATCCACTCCCCGCCCTTATTTAATTACTGGATACAGAAGGAATGCTATGACCAACATCGCCATCGGACTCCCCTGTAATTGGGATTTTTTACCGATCCAATTCTTCGAATCATGGATAGAATTAAAGAAACCCCAACACAGCGTAATAATCGGGAACCGAGGCAGAGTAGATGACCAACGCAATTCGATAATTCATGCAGTTCTTAAAGACGATTCATTTAGCCATATACTGTTCCTTGACACCGATCATCGCCACCACCCTGACACTATTCCTAAGTTACTGTCGCACGACAAACAGATAGTGTCGGGCTTGAGTTTTAGACGGTCAGAACCCTATGACCCGATTATGTTCAAGGAAGAAAATAATAAATTCAAAAACATAACCGAATGGGAAGAAGATGAATTAGCTCAAGTTGATGCAGTAGGAGCAGCTTCGTTATTAGTCAGAACAGAAGTGTTTAAAAGAATGGACAAGAACAAGTGGTTTGAGATGAACTACGGTTATCATAATGGAGTTGTCAGTGAAGATTTTGGATTCTGTATTAAAGCGAGAAATTTAGGATACAAGATCTTTGTTGATACCAGTTGCACAAACGCTCACATCGGGACATTGAACGTAACACAAGATACTTGGATTAAGAATGGGAGAAAAGTAAATGGACTTTGATTTAAATGTTTATGACAGGATTATTTTATTGAATGTTTTACCGGATATCAGAGATGTGGACTTAACACTTTATGGATGCTATCACAATTTAATTCAAGAATTATCCTTTTCAGAAGGGGAACACCTGAAATTCCAAATTACGCACAACGAAGATAACAGTGTGAAATGGACTAATGACGAAACGAAGAAAATTGATATCGGCCATAAAATGTTAAATATTATCCAAGGTAGATTGAAAGCGTGTAAAGAAAAAGAACTTCTTGAATATTCTCACAAGTCTCTTTATGAGAAATTCGCTAAAGACGAATAAAGATAATTAAAATAGAGGTAAATAATATGAGAGTCCAAAGAGCAACTGCAACATCTGGTGCAATATCACTTACAATCAATCCAGGCATCAATTTTAGGTTAATCGCCATTAAGGTACATCTAAGTGCTGCTGGCGGTGCAGGAAATATTACTGTTGTGACTGATGCAAATGCTGGGGCAACTTACGATGCTGTATTAGCCTTGCAAGATATGACTTCTATTTCTGATTATATTTACGTCCCCGATAATCCAGTCCCATTTGTAGCCGGTGATAAAGCGGTTATTGCATGGGCTAATTCTGGGAATAAAACATACGGTATTGAAGCATTCTGGACTGCTGACAATTTAGGATAATATTATGTCAATTGTATCTTTAGATGATTGTTTGTTTTTTTTAGGAATAGACACAGACGAAACAGATAATAGCATATCCGGAGCAATAGATTCTTTACGCTTAGAGGCAGAAGAATTTGTCTCTAATTATTGTAGACGTACATTTGATGAAACTTCATATAGGTTAGAAAGATATGATGGTAACGGAGGAACGAATTTAAATCTTAATAATTACCCAATCACTGCTGTTGACAGAGTCGCTATTGGGACATTGAATGTAATACAAGTCAGGAATACTAATCAATACTCCACTGCTACAGTGTCAGCAACGACCACGGGGATGCGGTTGGTGATAGATGGCACCGCTAACACAACCGTTACATTCGCCGCTAACACGACGATGATAGCAGTCGTAAACGCCATAAACGCATTAGGTAGCGGATGGGAAGCAAAAGTTTCATCAAATATTTATTCTAATTTTAAATCCGTTGAATTGATCCCTCTTTATGGATTGAGTTCTATAGACAGTAATTGGGTTGATTTATACAAAACAAATACGCCTCTTAGTGATTTTCATGTGTATTTAGATAGGGGACAGATTAAAAGGTACAGTGGTTTTCCATCAGGAGAACAGAATATCTTCATTGACTATACAGCAGGGTATACTTCTTCTAATATGCCATCCGATTTGCAACTGGCAGTTAAAATAATTGTTCAATATCTTTATAATAAAAATCAAGAAAGTTCCTTTGGTTTAACACAGTACAGAATTGGGTATAACTCAGTCTTGTCAATTTTTGAAGAAGGGTCAATTCCCAAAGAAGTAGAAAGGATCATCTTCCGGTACTGTAGGAAAAAGGTGTAATTATGGCACCTGGACATAAAATAAGGATGATGTTGCAACAAGTAACTGAAGTCAGTGATGGGATGGGAGGATTTACGCCTACTTGGGTGGATATTAGGGATTTAAAAGGATCTTTAATCTATCTAAGAGCAAGAGAGGGATACTCAAATAATGTAACATCGACTGTATCTACCCATTTTTTTCAATGTATATTCCCTAAAGATATAACAGTTACAGAAAAAGATAGATTAACATATGATGGGGATATTTACGAAATAACTTTTTCAGAAGATGTCTCCAAACGAGGGATTACCCTTTATCTTGAATTAAAGAAGATTAAATAATGTCTAAAACAGTCTGGAATGATAAAATTATCTTAGCGTTGCTTGCTACTAAAATGGGCAATGCTGTTGATAGCTCATGCGAGATGCTAACTAATAAAGTTAAAGAGTCTATGGTTGCAGGAACGGGTAGGTCATGGCCATCTAAGCGCGCTGAAGGAGGAATGCATACAGCCTCGGTCCCCAATACTCCACCGGCCCCGGATACTGAAGAATTGCGAGATTCTATCAGTTGGGCCACTTCCACTGGTAATAAGGGCGGGGGTATGGGGTTAGAGAGTCCTGTTTACGGGGCAAATACAGGTAGAATAGTAGGAAAAGTTGGAACAACTAATTTTAAAGGATGGTTCCACGAACTTGGGTGGACCATAAATGGAGACAAAAGACCATTCTTACGCACAGCATTGGCTAATAGTGCAAAAGAAATCATAGAAATTATACATAGAGAAAAATTATGAGTTCTACAGCTTTAGCAACAGGTATTTATAGCTATTCCCAAGTAGCAAGCGCATTCAAAACGGCTATTGGGGGGAGAGTATATCAAGTTCGTGCTCCCCAAACACCTACTTACCCATTTGTTATTTTCTTTTTTGTTAGTGATGTTCCCGATTATTATTTTACAGCTCCTTCTGATAACAAACAGGTAATTTTCAATGTTCAATTTCAATTTAATGTTTATTCTAAAAGCACATCAGTAGGTGAAGTAAATACAATTGCCGATGCACTGGTTGATAGATTTGACTTCGCTTCTCTGACTGTATCTGGATATAATGTATTTAAATTAGAAAGAACAGCAAAATATCCTCCTGTTTGGATAGAAGAAATCCAAGGGTTTGTGAGTTCTGTTGTTTATAATATCCAGATGAAGAAAATTTAGAATCATACTTGACAAGTTCAAATTAGTGATTATATTATAAGATAACGAAGAAACGAATCAAGAACAAAAGCACAACAAGCGCATCAACGCAGACGGCGGGGACGCGCTATTTTTTTACCCAAGTTCAGTGTCCGCCGCTGGTTATGCTTGGCGTTATGCGTCCACAAAAATTCAAACATTTGCATCCGGCACCCTCTTTAAGGTATAGTCGCCCGTGACAAGCAAACTGAATATTATGCGTCACCATCAACGGGGAGTAACAGACCTAATGGCTAAAAAGAACCAATCAGAAAGGTTAACGAATCAACACAAAGAGTCTATGGGTGTAATTGGTATATTTGGGGATGGAGCAAAATCACACGACGTAACAGTTGGAGAAATTTCACAATATGTTCTTGAGCGGCTTAAAATGGATTTTCCTCAATTATCTTTTCACTACAAAACAAGTATAAAAAAAGAAGAAATAAACGAAGCATTAAAAAAAATTGACCCAGAATTAGGACAAACCCTTTTTGTATCAAATTCAAGTATTATACCTGATGGTGGAATAATAGAAGTAAAAGACGATAATGGTAATTGGAGAATCGTTTTAGTATCGGAAGCAAAACATCAAGGGAAAGACATTGAAAATATAAAAAATGGGGAACTTGTAGGTAAGGATAAGAATCAAGATTTAATGGCTGCTGGTAATGCAATAGAAAGGTCGCATAAAAACATATCCGAAATCGCAAATTTGATGTTATCTGAATCTCATTTTCCTTATGTCTTATTCCTTGAAGGCTCAAATTTTTTAACTGAAACTATTACAATCAAAAGACCAGACGGAAGGATTGTAACGTTGGTATACAATTCAGGAATGTTGAATAGATTAGATAGATTAACTTCTGCAAATTATGGAATGCCAATCAATACCAATTTGTGTAAAAATAAGTTTGTCAAACATAAAGATAAAACAATAATGCTTCAAGCAACTTCTATATACACACAAGGGGATGGTGGAAAATGGCACATCAATAATATGTTTAATATTATGCTTGAAATTTCTAAAACCTCGCTTCAAATATTAGGCAGTGAAATATTTAATCAGATAACCAAAAATAAATAACTAAAATAATATTTTTATTAAAATCATTAAGGGTTTGAAATGGCAAGAAACGCAACAAATGAATTATTGCAAAATGCAAAAAAATCAAAAAGTGACGAATTTTATACGCAACTTTCAGATATAGAAAGTGAATTGCAACATTACAAAAGTCATTTTAAAGATAAAGTAGTTTATTGCAATTGCGATGACCCTCGTATTAGTAATTTTTTTAATTATTTTGCCTCAAACTTCAAAAAATTAGGTCTTAAAAAATTAATAGCTTCTTGTTATCGAGAACAAGTAAGGGATTTATTTAATACGAAAGAAGATGAAAATGGTTTTTTCTTTGAATATACAGGTACAGAGGGTGAAAAAAATAAACCAAGTTCAACTGACATTATTTACTTTAATGGAGATGGTGATTTTCGTAGTTCAGAAAGTATTGAATTATTAAAGCAGTCCGATATTGTTGTTACTAACCCACCATTTTCATTATTCAGAGAATATGTAGCACAATTAGTTAAATACAATAAAAAGTTTTTAATAATTGGGAATGTTAATGCAATAACCTATAAGGAAATTTTTAAACTAATTAAAGAAAATAAAGCGTGGTTAGGAATAAATCTTGGCAGAGGTGTTTCCGGTTTCATTGTTCCAGAACACTATGAACTTTATGGAACAGAGGCTCGTATTGATAATTATGGAAATAGAATAATTTCTCCAAATAATTGTTTGTGGTTAACAAACTTAGACACATCAAAACGACACCAAGATATAGACCTTACAAAAAAATATTCTGGAAACGAAAATGAATATCCAACATATGACAACTTTGATGGAATCAATGTCAATAAAACACAAGACATACCTTTAGACTATAAGGGATATATGGGTGTACCAATAACATTTCTACATAAATTTAACCCCGACCAATTTGAAATAATTAAATTCAGAAAAGGGAATAATGAAAAAGATTTATCCATAAATGGTAAATGCCCGTATTTTAGAATCATAATCAAGAACAAAAGCATAACAAGCGCATCAACGCAGACGGCGGGTATGCTCTGATTTTTTTTCCCAAGTTAACAGGCCGCCGCTGGTTATGCTGGTCGTTATGCGGGGTTTTATAAATATCAATTTTATAAAATAAATCATTAAAGTTTTATATTTAGTGTCCGATAAGTAAAGAATGGATACTAAAATAGCAATAGTGAATCCCATCACCTATACATCTGTTCCGATTCAATTCTTTGAATCATATCTAAGTATGGTAAAGCCATGCCATCATGTATTCATCCATGCAGGCGGATATCAAGGATTAGATGTTATCAGAAATAACCTAATTGACGGTGCAAAAAATCTTAATTGCACTCATATCTTATTCCTTGATATAGATCATCGCCACCATCCCGAAACAATCACAAAGTTATTATCTCACAACCTTCTAGTGTCTGGATTATCTTATATGAGGCAAGAACCTTACGAGGCATGTATTTATGTTAATTCTTTATTCTCGGCAATATTACTCGAAGGTCTTTTATGGAAAGCAATGGTAAAGTTTGTGGTATCTATTTAATAAGAAATAAAATTAATGGTAAGTGCTATGTTGGGCAAAGTATTGATATCGAGAAAAGATTTAACCAGCACAAAAAATTAACAGGCTCTGGATATATTAAAAATGCTATAGTCAAATATGGAATAGATAATTTTTATTACTCTATATTAGAAGAATGTGAAAGAGATCTATTAAATGAAAGAGAATGTGTTTGGATTCAAGAATTAAATACTATAGTTCCTAATGGGTATAATCTTACTTCTGGTGGAGGCCAAGGTACTTTCGTTAGTGAGGAGACTAGAGGGAAGCAATCGGCAGCGAGCAAAGGCAGATTTGATGGAGAGGATAACCCGTTTTATGGTAGAAAACATACTGAAGAGACAAAACAGATGATAGGGAGAGCTAACAGTGGAAGAGTTAGGTCTAAGGAAGAAAATCTTATTATGTCTGAATTGCTTAGTGGTGAAAATAACCCAATGTATGGAAAACACCATACAGAAGAGACGAAAAAGAGAATATCAGAAATACATAAAGGTAGAGAAATAAATGATCAATGGAGAAAAAATTTGTCCATTTGTCAAACAGGAAGAAAAATATCAGAAGACGCAAAAATAAAAAATGGAAGAACAAAAATGAATGGAAGAAAAATACAGTGTTCTAATGGATGTATATATTTAAGTTTTTATGAGGCATCTAAACATACTGGAATAAATAGGATGAATATTACTAATGTTTGTAGAGGAAGAACGGAGAAGGCGAACGGATTGAAATTTTGGTATATTTAGATGAAAATTGCGATTGCCGTTCCATTGACATATAATAATATACCAGTTGAATTTTTTGAATCATACATAAGTATGAAAAAGCCGATAGAGCATATTTTTTTTCATGCTGGTGGATATCAAGGGTTAGCGCATATTAGAAATCAATTAGTAGAGGGAGCGAAGAAATACAAGTGTTCCCATATCCTTTTTCTTGATGTAGATCATCGTCATCATCCAGATACAATTACTAAATTATTATCGCATAATTCGCCTATCGTTTCTGGACTTTCTTATATGCGCCAAGAACCGTTTGAGCCATGTTTATTTAGGGGAATTATAAATAAGTATGATACTGTAACAAAATGGGTAGATGGAGAATTAATAGAAGTTGATTCTGTAGGGGCAGCATGCTTATTAATAAATATGGGGGTTTTTGAGAATATAGAGGCTCCATATTTTAATTTTATGCCAAATCCAGTCCCTGAAATTAAATATTCTATCGGAGAGGACGTTTATTTTTGCAACAAATTGAAACAAGCAGGATACAAAATCTACGTTGATACAAGTTGCACCAATAAGCATATTGGTCAAATAGAAGTGGATGGGAAAGTATCGGCAATTTGGCAAGCGGGAGAAAATTTAATCAGGGAGGGAAAATGACCGAAGGGAGACGGGAGTGCATTACAGTAGTTATCCCTACAATGCTGATGTGTCCTAAAGATATTTTCGAATACACATTAAATCAATTAGAACAATCCGATTTAGTTAAAAATATCATCATCATCGACAATACAGAAGATAAAGATTTCAATAAGCATTTTACTTTAACTAATAAAATTCAGCATCTTAAACTTCCAGGGAACCAAGGGGCGACTTATAACCCAGGGATGGAATTATGCTGTACGGATTATTATCTGTTGTTGAATGATGATGTTGCTTGTAGGAGTAGGATCTTAGATAACTGTTTCAGGATTATGGAATTAGACAAGAGCATTGGTTTAATTCAAATTAATACTAAAAGAATGCAACCACTAGGCGAATATGTCCAAGACGCTCCCGAAGATGAGGGAATAAAAGTGTTCTTCCCAGATAATCCCTCTCAATGTATGACTGGGTGGTTTCAATTTGGAAGAACAGAAGACTGGGAACCTATCCCTAATGAATTGAAATACTTTTATGGGGATAATTTACTTCTTGCTCATATGGCATTTAAGGGGAAAAAAGTAGCTAGGATAGTATCAGACCATGTATCCCATATGGAATCATCTACAGTAAACAAAATAGTCCCTGTCCAATCAGCATTAAAAGATGAAGGAATTCTTTTTAATAAAATAATAAGAGATATGGTCAATGAAAAGAATTCAGTTAGATAAAAGAACGGATTTGAAATCTGAAATCCCTCTCGAAACCCCTTATTGCATCTTTATAGATCCATCGAGTGCCTGTAATTTTAAGTGCGGCTTTTGTATGAATCAATATATAAAACAACCATCTATAATGAGTATGCCTTTATTTAAAAAGTTAATTGATGATTTAGACGTGTTCAAGAGTCCAGTAAAAACTATTAGGCTTTATGGTTTTGGCGAACCTCTTTTGAATAAAAACTTCTGTGACATGGTTAGGTATGCGAAGAAAAGCTCAAAAGTCTTGGAGGTTGATACCACCACTAACGCCAGTATGCTTACACCAGAATTGATCGATGATTTAGTTTCTAGCGGAATAGATAGGGTTAATATTTCTATTGAAGCAATGAATACAGAAAAATACAGAGAATTTACCAATAATTCTACGATTATATTTGAAAATATAGTAAATAACGTCAAGATGTTGTCTGAGAAAAAACAAAATACTATTATATTTGTTAAGATATGTGGTGATTTTCTTACAGACGAAGAAAAGAGAAAGTTCTTGGATATTTTCACTCCGATTTCTGATGGGTGTGATATAGAACACACCATGAATTGTTGGAGAGATGTAAAGGTCGAAAATGTCAATCAGGAAGTAGGAATATACGGGCAAGAATTAAAAGAAGTATCTGTTTGCCCGTATGTATTTTATAGTTTTTTTATTCACTCAGATGGTCATGCCTCTGCTTGCTTCTTGGATTGGAACAAGAAATTAGTTATAGGGGATGCAAAAAATGAAAGCCTTAAAAGCCTATGGAATGATAAATTGATGGGGTCAATCAGGAAAACGATGCTTGATAAAGAACGTAAAAATCATCCAGTCTGTTATGAGTGCAATCAATTAATCGCGGGGATGCCAGTTGATTTAGACGATTCGGCAAAAGATATTTTAGGTAGATTAAATGAGTAAAGGATGCGTAGTTTGTGGAGATAAAGAATACGAAGTCCTTCTTGACTTAAATTGTGGCGGGTTTGACAATTCACCATTATACGAGACCGTTGTTGTCGTTACATGCAGTAAGTGCAACCACATATATAATTTATTAACTGATGCCCAAGTAAAGGGATTGTATGAGTATTACAGTAACGAATACAGCCAAGCTAATATTGAATCCCCTAATAAGAATGGGGACATCCCCGGTAGTTTTAGTAATGATTCCGCCAAGAGATACAGTGATTTATATTTAGTAGCCGAAGAAGATATTAAGAAAAATAGTAATGTTTTGGACGTTGGCTGTGCGATGGGGGGATTGCTTAATTTTCTTTCTCCTTATTGTGATAACTTATTTGGGATTGATTCAACGGAAAATTTCGTAAGTATTGCTCAAAAAAAAGTTAAAGGGGATATTAAACTAGCAAGTGCGGAGTCACTGCCATTTGTTGATGACTTTTTCGATGTGGTTTTTGCGGATCAAGTTGTAGAACATTTAATCGATCCGAATATATTTTTTAAAGAAACAAATCGAGTCCTAAAAGAAAATGGCGTTTTGTGTATAAGCGTTCCTGATGCAACATATTACAAAGATACAAGTTTTTTTGATTTTTATTTTTTTCTGATGAGGGAGCATGTTCATCATTTTTGCTCCCAATCTTTGGCCGCAATCGCTAATAAATTCGGGTTTATTGTTGAATACGAAACGATAACTTTCCCCAATCTTATAAGCTCCACTGGGAGATTACCGAACTTAACGATAAAATTTAGAAAGGCTAAAATCCCCATCAATAAAGATGCACCTACTAATCCCTTAGTGATTCAGGCAGTCAAAAATTACATCAAAGACAGCTATACAAGGTTATCGGAATCGAAAGAAAAATTCAAAAAAATACAAGAAACTAATGAATTAATAAATGTTTATGGGGCTGGAAGGGAGTTTCATTATTTATGGAAGAACACTGAATTAAATAAATGTAACGTAAAACTGTATGACGATACTCCGATTAAGCAAAAAATGACAGTTGATAGTCATGCTGTACTTCCATCAGGGATGTTGGATCTAAATGCTAAATCAACCATTATTACTTCATTTGCACATATAAATGTCTTAAGCGAAAAATTAAGAAGTCTAGGATTCAAGGGAGAGATTTTATGAGTATCAATGTCCACATTTTAGTCCCATTTTACAGAAAATATTTATACAAGACTCTAATTCATTATTATGGGAAACTGGGCGTTATCTTTCATCCAATATGTGATGCCGTAGATATAGAACCATTCAAGAATAATGAATTAGACTGGGTGAAGCCGCTTTTATGTCAACCCCTTAAACCCAACGAACAATGTTACGCTAAGTTTAATCACTTTATAAATTCAGGAGAAGAAATCATTGACGATGATTACTATGGATTTATGGGCGATGACGATATGATAGAAGAAGGGTTATCGGATGAGTTGAAGAAAAAGAATAGTGACGTAATTTATATATCTAATTATAGAGGTGATAGAATCCCCTTCGATGATGGATGTCCTCACCCAGTTCATCCTATTATCCCCAGAGAGCCTAAAGACGTAGCTCCTTGCTTTATAGGACTAGGGGAATTTTATGTAAAAGGTCATATCTTAAAGAAGGTTAGATTTAATACAACAAAAGGAGATGATGATGGAAGGTTTGCCCAGAATCTCCTAAATGTTTGCGACTCTATAGAATTTATGCCAGATTGGTTTACCTTTGGTAATTATTTCCAACCAAGAAGACATACCAACCCAGATAAATTTCTGAAGCCAAATTGGGAATTGCCTGAAATTATTAAGTGACTGGTAAAATATGGGAATTAATATATTGCATATAGCTGTTCATTTAGGGGGTGGCGTAGGGACAGTTTTAAAAAACTGGATTAAAAAGGATGAAATTAACAATCATACGGTATTGCTATTAAACAAGAATTATTATGGTGAAGATCCTCCTTATATTTATAGTCAGATGAGGGGGGAAGATAAAGAGATAAAAGAATTTATTCAAAAAGCCGATGTAGTTATTATCCATTTTTGGAACCATCCATACCTATTTGAATTTCTTGTTAATTTTAAATTCCCAGAATGTAGAGTCTGTGTTTGGTCGCATGTATCTGGGCTGAATCCACCTTATGTCCATTTAGAGAAAATGGCTCAATTATCAGATAAGTTTGTTCTATCTTCACCTATCAGTTTCAATAGTGATGTCAGGTATTTTAATAAAGAATTATTGAAAAGGGTTTCAGTTATATGGACAACTGGAGGAGTAGAAGATTACCTGAAGGTTAATAGGAACACAAATAATAAAGATTTCGTAATCGGATATATAGGGACGTTGGATTATTCTAAAATAAATCCTAAATTTGTTAAGTTATGTGAAGAGATACTTAAAAGAATCCCAGAGGCGAAATTCGTTATCTGTGGTACAGGGCCAGACGAAGAGAAAATAAAAGAAGAAGTAAACAAAAGAGGGATCAATGAATCTTTTACTTTTATGGGAATGTGCCAGAACATTAAAGAGATTATTCCTACTTTTAGTGTCTTTGGATACCCATTGAACAAAAATCATTTCGGGACTTGTGAACAGGTACTTGGTGAAGTAATGGCGGTGGGCGTTATTCCAGTTGTATTAGATAACATTGCTGAAAGGTATATAGTTTCTCATGTTGTAGAAGTAAGTAAGAATTTTGAAGAGTACATCGAAAATATACTCCAATTATATTCAAAACCGGTAAATAAAAAAACCGCTTTGGTATTAAAAGGAAGAGCAGAAGAATTATACAATATAAACACAATGATGAATTCATGGAATGAATTATTTATTGATGTGATAAGTATAGAGAAAAAAGAAAGAGAATGGATTAAAAATAAAGACGTATATGATAATTATGAAATATTTTTAGAGTCGATTGGCAAGTATTCTGATATTATAGAATCTAACAATCATGAAGAGATGCTGAATCTTTTTAAATCGAATGAACAATGGTTGTCAAAAAATAAAGGTAGTGTTTATCAATATCAGGATATCTTGCCGGATGAGAGATTATTAAAACTTCTCAAAATAGTCTGTGTTGTCTCTTGACAAGTCTTTATTCGTGATTATATTATGGAGTAACGAAAGGAAAAGCCCAACGCCAAGGGTAACCAGCGGCGGCCACTGAAGTAAATTTTAAAACTCAACAGGAGATCCCGCCATCTGCGTTGAACCGTTTGTTGGCTAATGGTGTTTAATTTAATGGAGGTTAAATTTGTCTGAATATACAGAAAAAGAACTTTCTGATATTGCAGGAGTAGCATTTGGGCAAACAGATACAGGCTTACCAATAATGAAAACTGTAGCGTTGAATGAATTGGCAAATTATTTATGTTTATTTAATGACGAGACCCTATCTGGCCAAGTTTCTCTCCTGAAAGTAATCTGTCAAAATTGCCTTCTAAAATCCCCTTTGAAAGAACTTTCAGAATAATGCCGATTTGAATAATAGTTTTCTTATCTTCGCCTTTTAGTTTCTTGCTTTCACTGGCAGCAAGGGAAGAAAGTTTTTCAAGTTCTTTGATGATTGTCGTTTTTGTTTCTGAGTAGGACATTTTATTCCCCCTTTATAGATTATTCATTTTCTATGATGGGTGCGCTACAAGCCATGCAGTTTGTATCATCAGGAGTATTGGATTTTCCACACATTTGGCATAATAAAACAGGATGTTCTGATTTTGTCGGTTGGTTTGGTGCAACTGTTTCTGTATTGAATTGCCTTTTCAATACGGGCATCTGGAAAAGATTGAAGGTCTTATTGTCAGTCGTAGCAAGAATCTTCTTTCCATCCTTGAACTGGCAGACAAATGTTATTTTCTTACCCTTACCACCGAGGAGTAACCCTGCTAACAAGCCTATTGGACCCAGAAGAGTGGCTCCTGCAATACCCCAACCAGCGGTGCCGAGTACTCGTTTACTGTTCTCCTCAGTCACAATTTCGACTGAGGAAATATCCGTATCAACGAAGTATTCATGAGAGATACTGAAGAACCCATTGGCGAACGCAATGCTATACCTACCTGTCCAACCAGGTCCAAACGCCGCAGTTGTCTCGCCCCAATCGCCAGCATGCACTTTAATGGTCATTGCAGCCATGTTATTGGTTCTCCTTGATTAAAAATTAGATAATTGTTTCAAAATTGACGGCCTATTATGCTTTCAAATATTTCTCTTTGAATGACAAAATTACAACACTCGGATGTATTTTCTTTCCATTATCATCCGTTATTGGAAATGCAATATCGCAGTATTTGCAAAATAATTCAGGTGTGTATTTTTTATCAGATAGACTTACGAGAACCGGAACGCCCGCAATATCTTGTGCCATTAGTTGAGTATTGCATTTTTCACATATTAAATTGCCGTATTTGTCCCATAGTAATTTTTTAAATTTGATCGGTTTGTTGTTCAACTCCCACATGAAAGAGGCGCACGAAAATGTTAGACCAATTATCAACCATCCTAATATCGATAGTATTCCTAGAAATAGTTGTTCTTGTGGTGTCAATGCATCTATTCGATTTGGGTAAAATCTCCAAACGGCAATGGACAAAGATACAAGGATGGCTAGGAGGAACCACCATATTTTTCTTCGTCCTGATGATTTTACCCATCGTTGCCATACGAATTTTAGAATTTGTTCCGGTGGCATTAGAAATTCTCCCATTTTGGTTTTTTTGTATTGGTGTCGTGATCACTTCGTATCAGGTTATTAAGGGAATTTCTTATCTTCCTTGGATGTGGTCAGAATTCAGTGCTCAACGCCAAGCTCACTTGCGCCGCCCCTGAATTAACAGGGAAAAGTGAACAGCTTCCCGGCGTCAAGTGGAGCGTTTTGTTGGCTAATGGTGTTTAATTTATATTTGGTGGTTCTTTACTACCAATAAATAATGTGAATTTGTCTTTTATTGCGTCTAATTTATGTTCAATCTTAATAGAAGACAGCAGATTAGTTAATCTTTCTGATTCTCCATTTTCAGTTCTTGAAACTGATATGCCATATTCTAGTGCTGCATACCAAAAATATGGTGAATGTTCTACTTTCCACCCAGCGTCAGCGAAGGCTTTAACGAAGTCGTTTGCGAATGTTGTTGCTTCTATTTCTGGTGGATTCGTAATTAAGATGGTTGATGGGTAAGGTCTTAGTTTATCGACTAAAGTTTTATATTGTTCTTCTGATAATCGACGCCAAGATAATTCTTTTTTCAGTTGTTCTGTTCTTTCATGAGACATCGATAGTTTTAATTTTAGATCATCATTGATTATGTTGCTTGAATATATGGATATTCCTGTTGAGATAAAACCAATAGCAAGCCCAATTATTATTCCGTAACATGAATAGTCATATAATTTAGATGCTAACTCGGGGGTCATAATTACACCATGATATTTATTCTATTTATTTGCTGGGTTGTAGTGCCGGTATTTTCAGTTTGTTTGATAGTTAAGTTGAGAGAACAGTCTCGTTACTTTAGGAGCCAACGCCAAGCTCACTTGCACCGGCCACTGAAATAGGCTCGAAGAACGCTGCTCCCCGGTGTCAGGTTGACCGTCTTGTTGGCTTTTCCCTTAATTTAAAGGAGATTAATTTATGAGTAAAGAAGAAAATCTTTATCATATTTGTGACAAAGAGAAAGTCCTTGGTATTCAAGAATCAGAAATGATTGAAGTTTTCGTCAGTAATGGCGAATTTGAAATGACAAGTTATGAAAAATATAAAAACTTAAAGGTCAATTTTTGCCCTATATGCGGTGAGAAATCACCACATTATATTAACTTTTTATCTGCCAATTCGTAGATGTCTAAAAATAATTGAAATATCTCGCTGTACTGTAGATCAGCACCAGATAAGACATTTCCAATATTGTCCTTTGTGATGTCTTTTTTACGCCATTTTATAACATAACCATTTTTTAGTTTTGTTTTTATATACCCAATTGGCTCAATTTTAAAATTATGAGAGAATGCGTTTCTAATTAACGAAGTGTACATAAATACATCGTTTTCTTTTATATTTATTCCATTTTCGTATTGGTCTGTGTCGCTTGCATATTGTTTGACCAATTCAAAACTTTCACAAATTAAAGTTCTATGAATCGACTTTACAAATTCATTTATTATGATTTCATGAGTCACATCATTGCTCAAGTCTAATAATATTCTTGTGCAATCAAAATTTCTATTACCAATTGATATATAAAAATTTTCAAGAATTTTGTTGCTGCTTTCATTTTTGAACATAGGTACTGATGCAATGGAAAGAATGTAATTTTGGTGGACTGAGTTTAAAGCAATTAGCATTTCGTTGTGATTCATTGCGGCCCCTTTAATTTTTACTCGGTGAAGAGCGATTCTAATTAATATTTAAACTTCTCTACCGCAATGCTTACATATTTTAGCTTTTGATAAAATTATTTCAGCGCACCAAGGACATTCTTTAGTGTCTTTTTTGTTGCGCCCAGATTCACGGTTTCTTGCTTCAGGTATTAATTTGCTGTCAATCTCAATTATAGCTTTTTTAGATTCGTCAATTAATTTTTCTAATTTTGCTCTGCGCCTTGCATTGCTTTCGGCAGTAAAGAGCCAAACAATGAGCCACAAACCCATTGTCGCTAAAGATAATAAGAGATGGAGGATATGATTTGTGTTGGCGTCATTATATGCCTTTCCCATTTTATATAGATCAAGTTCAATCTCGGTTTTATGTTGATTTAGTTTTTCTAACGTCATAGCCATGATAGATGTTCTCTATTTTTAAATTAATATTTCCAATCTAAAACGGTATGAATCAATATCTATTGAAGTCATTACAGGCGAAAGGTTAAATATCCATTGCTTGCCCTTACCTTTCTTTGCTTCAATTTCAAATTTGAACATATCGGCAGATTCTAAAATTGGTTCAAGTTGAATATGCTTATTGAAGTTAATAATTATTTGCTTAGGAGTGTGGTTGTCTTCATCTAACTTAACTCTTAATGATTTTATGTAGTCCATAGCTCCTTGGTCAGCCAATATTATTTCTTTAGTGTTGAAAATAACAATTGGCCTTATTAACCCTGTCAGTTTTCTCATTAATTTTTTCTAATAATTTAGTTGTATTCATTTCAGATTCTTTTGCAGCGAAGAAAAATATAATAGCTGCTAAAAATGAGGCTACTCCGATGATTAGAGAGATTGTTTCTGCATTTATGGACATATTATGTTTCCTTACTGGTTTTGACCCATTGACAAGTATCGTGTTTCTGATTGCTAGTCCAATATTGTTTTGGGCGCCATTTGAGATTCGTAGATTGGTGCTACGCCAACGCCAAGCATAACCAGCGGCGGACACTGAACTTGGGTAAAAAAATAGCGCGTCCCCGCCGTCTGCGTTGATGCGCTTGTTATGCTTTTTTGTTTTGATCTTGTTCTCTTTATTTTGGGGCAAGGTTTGTTGCATTTCGGCACCAAACTTATTGCCCTGAGAAATAAGAAATGCTACATAGGGCATACTATAGTTATCAATTTAGTTAAAAATAAAACCGTACCTATTTTGGAGAGTAAGCCCACATGAGCAATGACAACACAGAAGAGAGAAAGATAACCGGGTACACAATTTATAACGCCGCACAGGAGAGACGGACTAAACGAAATGATTTACCAGACTTATACCCCGATCTCCCAGAAAAAAAATATGACATAATTTACGCCGATCCACCTTGGGATTACGGCGGAAAGCTACAGTTTGACAAGAGTAGCAAGTCGGTAGAAAAAATTGATTTGTCGAAAAGTATTTTTATTAGCTCCGCAAATTTCAAATACCCGACAATAAAAACAAAAGACTTAAAGAAAATTCCAATTACCGAAATTGCCAAAGATGACTGTTTACTTTTTATGTGGGTTACTAACCCTCATCTTGTTCATGGGATAGAACTCGGGCAAGCGTGGGGCTTTGAGTACAGGACTGTTGCATTCGTTTGGGATAAAATGGTTCATAACCCAGGCAAATACACAATGTCATATTGCGAATTGTGCTTAGTTTTTAAAAGAGGAAGGATACCAACGCCAAGAGGGGCCAGAAATATAAAGCAGCTTGTTCGTGTCCCACGAAGCAAACATAGTGAGAAGCCGATAGAGGTGATGAGAGGAATAGAAGAAATGTTCCCTACTCAAGACAGAATAGAGCTTTTTGCCCGTCACCGCCCTATTGGTTGGGATGTATGGGGGCTTGATGTACGGGAAGAATACGAAGACTGAGTTGATTATGCTAGCAATGGGGCAATATGTTCTTCAAAATGGCCGATTATCGCAGATGGATCAGCAGAGTCCCGCCAAAAGAAGAAATGCGCTTTGTAGTTATCGTACCAGCAAGAAATTTCCCTAACTCTGCAAGGGTCGCGGGTTATGTCACCTTGAAAGACAGTCCAAAAGGGCAAACTATTTTTGTCAATTTTGCTTTTTTCTCTAAGGATATTGAGGAGGCCAGGAGTGAAGAATTTACAAGACCTCTCGTGTGCATTTCCACGACCGTCTGAGCGTTTGCCCCCTTCCACCCAGCCGTCTTGTCGTTTAACTTCTACATATATTGTCTTGCCGGTTATTGTGTTGTCTATCGCGTAGTCTGGAAAAACTCCATGACGGGTGATCGCTGTACTTGGATTATGTATTACAGATTTTTCTTGTTCAGAAAGTTCTACTTTTACATAGATATTTGCGAACTCTTTTGGCTTTGATCTAATCCGATATTCTGTTCCGCTGAATACAGTTTTAAATGCTTCGTAAAAATCATGTTCGGCTATACCGGCGTTTCTGCCACTGTAATCTTGCCATTTCTTTCTGAGTCTATTGTCGTTGCTAGCCATTGTCTACTGACTCCAGCAACTCGCAAAGAGGAACATTTAGTGCTTTAGAGATTTTTAACATATTTGCAAGCGTGATATTTTTTTCGGCGCGTTCGATCATGCCGATATAAGTTCGGTGCAGGTTAGCCATAGATGCCAGTTCTTCTTGAGAAAGCCCTTTCTCTTTTCGAGTAGTTTTAACTTTCTCACCGAACTGGATTAGTGCTTGATTTTTTAAAGATTGGTTAGTCATTGCGGTTATAGATAACTTTAGTATTCATGCAGGTCTACATACTAGAGTTAGCATTTTGTAGCGATAAACAGTTTGCGGGACTTTCTATCTTCGTGCGGGTGTTTTAGAAAAGATGGGGAGGGGTATTAAAGGTATGGGGTTGGTAGCATAACGCCAAGCATCACCAGTGGCGCAAATAAACTAAACCGCGTAGCGCAACAATGCTTCATCGCCATCTGGTGAATGCGTTTGTTGGGCTACTCTTGGTTAAAGGAGGATTTTATGAATACTGAAGATATTAAATTGACCTATGGAGTTAAAGAAGTAGATCCAAGTGAAATAGATTCATGCCCACCTGTTTCAAAACAAGAATTTCATGAGACTCTTGAACTTCTTAAAGCGGCAGACTTGTCAAATGTCCTTTTCAAATTCACCCCATACGATTAGCTTATGTGGGTATTGTGAAACAAATCTGACAGCTTCCTCCTCACCGTATAATGCGTGTGGTATCCCTTGGTCAGTAGACATAAATACCAGAGGAAGGAATTTGAAAAGAGGTTTGAATGTTTCGTAAGAGTCTTCAGCTTCTTTTTGATTTCTAATTACACTTTTTGGTATTTTTACAATTGCACATTGATATTCTGGAGTATTTATAATTGTTCCATTGAACTTGATTGATTTTTTCATGTTCGTCTCCTTTTATTTATTTTCTTAATACGCCATCAATATAGTCCAGTATTGAATTATGGTGTAGTAACTCGATAGAGTGAGACGCAGCTAATTGTTTCGCTGATTCCGTGTATTTGTTGTTTGTTACAACTGCCGCAAAATTTGTTTTATAAAAACCCATTGCGGAGATGACTTCTTGAACAGCTTTATTCCCAACAGGGCTTGAATATAGTTTCGCTTGTATTGCGACAGTAATACCAGATGGATGACGAGCAAGAATATCTAACCCTTGGTCTCCGCTCGCTTTTGTTGCTTCGGCATTCCAGCCATCTGAATAAAGATTTATTGCTTTTGCTATTGCGTGTTCATACTCAATGCCATTTGAGAAATTTCTGTTCAATATTTCTATAAATTCTTTTTTGGGTTCATTTTCATATTTTTCGCGAAAAAGGTAATCAATCCTGTCTTTCAAATTGGACTGCAATAAGTTTGTCACATTTTCCGAATATATGGTTTCTGTTAAGAACTTATCTTTTTCGTATTTACTCACTTCTGTTAATTCGCTCGCGGCATCTTTAACAGCTTGTATGAACGTAGGAATTGCGATGTTATCAACGACTTTTTGGAGAGTCCTATTCCACCCTGATTCATCTGCGATACCATATCCATCGATTGTTATACCTATTTCGTAGTCTTTCTTGAGTTGGTTATAATGTGCATTTACTGTCACATTTGCCATCCCAACTTCAAACATTGACAACAGGTTAATGTACCAAGGGAATTGACCACTTAAATCTATGGATGATATGCAAGTTGACAATTTTACCTCATCAACTTTACCAGAGAAAACTCTTTTAAATATTTCTAAGACCTCTTGTGTTTGGTTTTTGCTCGAAAATAATGGCCATTGACCATTACTTGAATATAGTTTTGAAACAATGAAAATAAGGACAGCTATAATAACGATTAACATTAATACGTCCATAGTTTCCTCATTTATTGTTTTACTGAAAATATTTTGTCGATGGTTGTTTGTGGTTTTTGGAATAGCTCGCTAACGATTGACGCAATGTGCTTTTCTTCACCTATAAGATCAGTAGGTATCCTATCGTAATGTTTGATATCTTTTGGACATGATAATTTTGGTTTTGTTTTTAATTGTTTGTCCATTTCCAATGCTTCTACTTGAAGTGGCGAATCACACACTGGGCATAGTGGGCGATATGCGTAATCAAATTTCAAACCATACCGGGATATTGGTTCAAAATCTTTAACATTTTCATTAAAAAATAAAAGGGAAAACAAGTATGCAATGGTTACTAGATTCAAAAGAAGAGATAGTGATGATATGTACAGCAGTGTTGTTTGTGGAACTCTATTTAACGTATCTATGGGGATTATGGGGGAGAGGGCGTAAATGCAATATAGTATCTCTTTTAATAGCAGCACAAGCAACGCTCCTATTCCCAATAATATTCCTTTTAACAGCCAAGATTTTATCTCTACTTTCACATCAAGCATTTTTTATTATGCTCCCGTTTTTATTGGTTATTGCGATCCATGGATCATATTGGTTAGAGGCACAACGCCATGCATAACCTGCCAGCCAAAAAACTAACAATTAAAAACGACCAAGTTTATTCTGGTCAGGTTGATGCTATTGTTGGCTTGTTTTCGTTTATTGTTGATCAAGATATCCCTGATGAAATATATAAAAGAATTGACGAAGTTATGAATTCAAAAGATGTAGAGATTCTTTACTTATAAATTATATGTATTTTTTATCTTCAAGATTAAGTATTCAACTAAATACTAACATCAAAATATTTTCAAATAAATATTAAAAATTCAATAAAAATAATTAAAGTTTTATCTCAGTTATGCCGATAAGGTAATAATGAATGGGAGTAGATTAACAATAATGGGAGGTTTAAATGGAAGGAGTTAAATTAGGAATAGCTTTGCCCTTGGTTTCAACGAAGGTTCATTCAGGATTTTTAGACACATTTATTTTACTAAAAAAACCAGATTTCGTTTATTTACGCCCGCAGTTTCCGAGTATGGAAATTGATATAATTAGAAACCAATTAGTAAAACAAGCACTAGAGGCAGGTTGCACTCATCTTTTGATGATGGACACTGATCAAACATATAGTGACCGAGATATGATTTTAAAGATGCTCGCTCATAAGAAGAAGGTAATTTCAGCAATAGTTCACCGGCGTTACCCTCCGTTTGATTGCATCACTCTAAGGGGTGAACCGGGCAAATATACCCAGGTGTCAGATGAAGAGATATTAGCCGCAAGAGATAGTGATAATCATTTAGTAGAGATTGATGCAACTGGTTGTGGTTGCTTGCTATATAATACGGAAGTTTTTCAAGAAATTAAACCGCCTTGGTATGAGTTCAGCAAGACGGAAAGTGGTGATGTTGTAGGGGAAGATATTGGATTTTGTCATAAATTAAAAGATGCAGGTTATAATATTTATTGTGATGTTTCTATTGATATTGGGCATTTGGCGCAACTTGAAATAAATTGGGGAACTTATGCGTTGTATAAGCATTTGAAGAAATTACAGGCGGCGGAAGCTAAAAAGGAAATTGAGGCGGAAGTTGAAAAAGAAGAAACAATTAAGGAGGAATAAAATATGTCACAGAATTATGTTGGTAAAGATATGAAGGTAACGCTCGGGGCTAATAAGATTAGTTTAATGGGGACAGTTTCCCTTTCGGGCGTCACGACAGATTTTTTGGAAATTTCACAATTCGGAGATTCCTATAAATCTTACGCTGCGGGGATGAAGGATTCCGGGGATATAACTTTTAGCGGATTGGCTGATTTTACCGATACTAATGGTCAGACGGCTCTTCGTAATTATAATGCAGCTAATACTTCAGTGACGGATATACGGGTTTACGTGGACTCCGTATCGTACTGGATACCTTCGACGACCAACCCCTTATCATCGGTCTTTATTTCGACTTGGGATATTGGCGGCGATATGGGAGGGAATGTCACCGCTTCATTTACTGCCAAAGTCTCGGGTAAATTAATTCTCGTATAATATCAACTAGTTATGGGGATAGGGTGGCCACCCGATAAGCGAGAACCAAGACTCGTTTCCCTTTTATTTTAAAAATTTTGCCTTATCCTTAAGAATTAAATTCAAAACTGAAGTCAATTTATTTTAACCACCACCTAATGAGGCAGAACTTGCATAAAATCAAAATTAATATCGACAATATCAACAAAGAGAATAGTTCGATTGAAATTGATGGCAAGAACATTAGGTGTAAAAAGATTAAGTTCGAAGCAGAAGTCGGCAAAATGCCTTCTGTAATACTGGAACTGACCCCATCCCAAATTGAAATAGAAGCAAGTGCAAGTGTTCTTGAAGATTCAACAGCACTGAATGATGAATGGCGTCAGTACAAAGCCTTGTGAATTGTTGACTAAATAAATAAGTAACGCGGGAGGCTGCCGGGACGGCAGTAATTTTATTTATAAATTTGGAAAGCAATCCAGCTATTCCAGTAAAACAGGAGAGTACAAAATGTTCGATTTAAATTGTTTGAATCCCTCGAAAAGGTATATTTATGGCGAGGAAAGCAACAAAGAATACGTAGATTTTCGCCTCGTTTCCGACGAGAAAATGCAGGAAATCCGCAAGGCGGTCGGCCTGAAAACGAAACAGAAATATATTCCTAACCCCGCTACTAAACGCATGGACACCGTTCAAGATTTAGATATTTCCGATGAGAATATGTCTAAATTTAATGATGCTATGATCTGCTATCAGATTGATGATTGGTGTCTGATCCAGAAGGACAAGACTGAAATCCCTTGTACTGATGAGAATAAGAAGAAACTGTATTATGGTTCTCCTGTATTTGCTAAATGGGCAAATGCTTGTTTAGAAAAAATGCAAGGCGAAATTGACGAAATTGAGGAAGCAGAAGTAAAAAACTAATAAGCTACACGGAACGGCTTGCGGCAAGGACATATAACTGTAGCACTTGCCGCAAGTTGGCTAGGCATCAGCCACCAAATGATCCCCCGTGTAGTGAATGTATGCCTGATTTAATGCCGACAAATGTTAATGCTTTAAAGGTTTGGCAGTTAGTGCAAGATCAAAGGATATGGGTAAGTGGTGGCATGGGAGCGCCTGTATCTGTAGCTCTGAAGCATGAACCGATATGGAAACTGATTGATGAATTCCATATAGAAGACAGAATTAAAACATTCGGTAAAGTGCTTCGAGTTTTTGATAATATTCGTAGTATCGAACACCAAAAATCCCAAATGACTTCTACTTCCAAGAGGTAATCTTATGTCCTTATACCCTTATGCCCCTTCTTTAAATACGGTGAATTTTAGTGGCTGATCGTTCTCTTGGCGAGATATTCGTAAATATCAGGGGAGATTTGTCTAAACTTCAAGGCGATTTTGATAAAGCCAAGAAGATGGGCGAAGATGCGGCTAAAGGGATTGGTGCATCCTTTGCGGGAGTTGGTACTGGAGAGGTGAAGAAAGCAGTCAAAGATGTAGAAACAGCAGTTAATTCTTCCCAACAAAAACAATTATCTGACTACAATAAGTTTATTTTACAAAAAGATCAAGCAACAAGAAATTCTGTATCTGAGATGATAAGGAATCAAGATAAGGCTGCCGCTGCTATAATGCAGTCTGAAACAGAAATATATAATAGACGAAAAAAAGTATCAGATGACTACGCAGAACATGATGCAAAGGCTCAAAATTACCAGCGTAATTTAGCAAAGCAAGGAGAATCTTATCTTGGTACTCAAAAAGTACAACTCGACACAGAACAGCGTAAAGCGTACAACGCATCAATAAGAGATGGCATCAAGCCTAGTGAAGCATTCACTAGGGCTACTGGACAAGCAAGCGAACAAGCCACTTTCTTCGGACACAACATTAATTCCTTAATGAAACGCATTATTCTTACTCACTTTGCCCTCCAAGCACTGTACGGCGTTTTGAATGCAGTAAAGCAAGGATTCATGGCTGGATTAGCAGCAGTAGAAGATTATGAAGTCAAGATTGCTTCAATGTCGGCTTTCTTAACTTCATTTAATAAGAATGTAACCCAAGAAAATGCCTCTGAAATATATCGCAAGTCAAATGAAGAAGCTAAAAATCTTGTCTTAACGATGGAAAAATTAGATGCAAGATCGATTGCTTCAGGAAAAGATTTGACCACGATGGCTGAGCAATTTATTAAGGGTGGTGTAAAAATTGATACGACTAATAAAGGAGTCCTTGATGGGTTTGTCAATATTGCCAACGCAACAAAACTTTTAACAAAGGGGCAAAATCAAGAAATACAAATGAGGCAAGAAATTAGAGCATTAGTTGAAGGGCAAATGAAAGATTCTAATATTCTTGCTAAAACATTGCAGTCTATTGATCCTAACATTAAAGAGCATATTAAATTATGGAAAGAAGAAGGAACCATAATTGAAAATGTAGGGGAACTTCTCTCTGGGTTTGGGCCAGCGGCTGGAGATTTAGCGAATACTTGGGCTGTTGTTGGTTCAACAATGGAAACAGTCATGAATAAAATACTACGTGGTGCTTTTGAATCAACTTACAATTCACTCATCAGCTCAGCTAAATTTTGGAATAAAACTTTAATGGATTCACAAGGCAATCTTACCCCCATTGCTGTTTTATTACAAAATATTCTGTCTATTTCATTAGAAATTGGGAAGGCTTTAATTGGGGGGGTATTGTTTGCGGCTGCGGCAGTTGGTATTGGGGGGGCAGCTTATTATGCGTTTACTGGTTTTTTTGTTCTTATTCAAGCGATGACAGCAGCCACATTTACATGGGCGGGGGCTTTTGCCACACTTACGGCAACGATGATGAAAAATCCTTATTTTGCTATAGGGGCATTAGTTTTAACTACGGCATTTGGTATTTTATTGACCGATTATATTAGTAAAATGGGAGAAGTTGAACAAGGAATTAATAGTGTTGGTTCAGCAGCAGCGGCTAAATTAGCAGCGTATAATGCGATTAGGGAAAAGCATGAAAGGATAATGGGAGGAATTACAGAGCCAACAAAAAATGGCGTATCCCCTCAAATTATTCCGTATGTTAAAGGGGTGATGTCTCAAAGTACAGCAACTAAATTATTAAAACCCCTAATCGAAGAGACAGAAAGGTTAAAAGAACAAGCATTGACCATGGGGAAAAACGCCACTGCTACTCTGGAGGCAAGGATAGCGAATGGGGAATTTGCTGAATCATTTAAATTAATTAGTAAGGGTGGGACAATCGCATCTGAAACCCTTGACGAAGCTATAACAGAAGCCAGAAAATGGGCCAAGGAGATAGATAGATTATCAGCTCCTAAGATAGCACAAAAGGAAGAAAGAGAACAGGATAGGATTAATAAGAAAAAAATAAGTCTGTCTACTAAAGCGTTTCAATTTCTCCAAGAACAATCAAAAAATGAGCTTTCTAATTATAAAGAAAATCTTGATATTGAATCTCAATTATTAGAAGCTCAGTTTAATGCAAAGTTAATTAGTGAAGGTTCATACTTTGATAAAAAGAGAGCAATGCAGGAAGATGATATAAAAAATACCATTCAAAATGCGGAATCAGAGATTGATAAATTATCAGCACAGATAATTAAATTTCAATCTTTAAACATAGGCATGGAGGAGGGTGGCCTAAATGACAAGATGATTGAAAGGCTGAATCAATTAGGAATTTTAACAGACGCCCAAATTAAGAAATTAGAAACATTAAAAAAAGTATTTGGAGTTGAAGATATAGGGAAGGGTTTAGCCTTAGATAAAATAACTGTCCAATATTCCAGAGAAGCAGCTAAAGCACAATCTGCATTCAAACTTCAAGATATAGAATCTGCACTTCAAGCGGAGCAAGAATTAATTGATCTTTATAAATCAAAAAGTCTAATCTCTGAGACAGAGCTGTGGGATAGAGAACGAGATATTCAGCGGAGGGGCTTGCTTGCGAAAAGAGAAAATTTAGAAGCTGAATTAATTGCTGCCAAAGAAGCAAGAGCAAGGGCATTGAAGGATCTCATTTCCTTGGATCTTATAACAGGAGAAAATAAAAAAGTCACACCTGAACTGTCGGAAGCAGTTGCTAAATCAACTCAGGATGTTGCTAATCTTACTCAATTATTAAAACTCCAAAATGATGAAATTGGACGTTATAATAAATTAACCCAATTATCAAGAAAAGATGTAACAAGCTGGGTGGATGGAGCAAGTGAAGCGTTAAACAAATACGCAAGAACAGCAGAAAATGTCTTTGATTCTGTAGGTCAAGTAGTTGATAAAGCCTTCAAAGGAATGGAGGATGCTCTTGTATCTTTCGTAACAACTGGAAAATTAAATTTTGCTGATTTAGCAAATTCTATCATCACCTATATGATTAGAATTGCTATCCAGCAATCTATTACAGGCCCATTAGCAAGTGCTATGGCTCCAACTCAAGGGGTATCCGGTTCTGGATTTTTCGGCGCGATAGCTTCAATGTTTACCCCTTCAGCCAAAGGGAACGTATTTTCAGGCATTTCTGGATTCTCTAATCAAATAGTTTCAAAACCTACGCTCTTTAATCATGGTGGATTACAGAAATTTGCCAGCGGTGGTGGCTTAATGGGTGAAGCAGGCCCAGAAGCAATTATGCCATTAAAGAGAATGTCTAATGGGGGTCTTGGGGTAAGTAGCGATGGAGGCGGTGGCGTAAATTTGAATGTGAATATAGCAAATAATGCAAATGCAGACGTTAAGACTCAAGCCACTCCTGACGGGAAAGGAGGGATTAACTTAGAAATAATTATCGATAAAATAGTAGGTAAAAAAACTAATGAATTTGGCAGCGCAACCAATAAATCGCTACGTCAGGGGATGGGAGCGAGTCCAATGTTAGTCAGTAGATAAGGATAAATAAATGCCTATTCCATCATGGCCTTCTACGATACCGCAAAAACTTTTGATTTCTGGATATCAGCAATCAGCATCGAATGTTTTATTGCGTACTGAATCTGATACTGGCCCTGCGATGGTTAGAAGGAGAATGACAGCAGGCGTTCAGAAATTGTCAGGAAGCCAAATTTTGACATTTACTGAATTAGGTTATCTTAGAACTTTTTATAATACAACCCTTATTGGTGGTTCCCTGAGATTTAGCTGGGTTGACCCAATAACGAACAGTTCAGTTGAAATGCGATTTGTTGAGCCAATTTCTTGGTCAGCAGTCAGTGGAGATAAAGTTAATGTGAGTATGTCCTTGGAGATTCTCCCATGAGCAGGATAACAAACGTAGATTTCTTACGGGCCGCTTATGCACAGGAGACAGGTGTTGTCCCTATTCTATTATTGACGATCTCTGATCCAAGCCTCACCGATGATGTAAGGGTAACGACTGACCCAACGCAACGAATAGAAGAAACAGGCACGGAGGTAGTTTACGGGACTATCTCCAATTCCTTAACTTACACATTTATCCCGTTGTCAATCAAACTGCCCGATGATGTTGATGAAGGGCCGCAGAATATGACGGTGCAGATTGATAACGTCAGCCGTGAATTAGTACCAATAATTAGAAGTTTAACGGCTCCACCAACAGTTAATGTTGATATTGTATTGAGTAGTGATCTTGATACTATTATCGGTTCGTGGCCTGAATACTTGTTGACAAATATCAAGACTAACGCTGAAACAATCAGCGGGGATTTGGTTTTGGAGATACTCGTTAACGAGCCATTTCCTGCCGGGAGTCAAAACCCCTCAGAATTCCCAGGTTTATTCTGATGTGGACTGATGCCTACGTGGGCTTAAATTTTCTTCCAGACGGCAGAACCCGTGAAGGATTGGACTGCTGGGGGATAGTGCAACTTGTTTATAGGGAACAGAAAGGTATCGAACTCCCAGCCTATAGTGGTATCTACACGATGGATACCGCCGAGAAATTGAGGGAAGTTGCGGAAGTGATGGAGCGGGAAAGTGTTAAATGGTCGCAGGTAGAAAAGCCGCAAGATTTTGACATCGTTCGGTTAAAAATATCAGGGCGATTGGCGTTTCATGTAGGGTTGGTAGTTGGTAAGAATTTTTTACACATTACAAAAGATATTCAATCATCCGTCGAGTCACTTAATAGCCCGGTTTGGAAACAAAGAATTACAGGATATTATCGGTATGCCGGAACCCTGTAGCCAAATAATCATCACCCGCCCTTTCGCTTTTAGTGCCCCGGAATATGTCACCGTTCCGATGGGGCTTACTGTCGCTGAGATCGTGCGGAATATACACGCTCAGGCGGGGGTGCCGGTGTCGTGGCAAAGCTCAGCGTTAGTAATGGTGAATGGTGATGTGATTGTGCCGGATATGTGGGAACACCTTATCCCCGCTACTGGCTCGAATGTGGTTGTATCTACCTCTTTACATGGAGGCGGGGGCGGCGGCAAGAACCCACTAAGAACATTACTGACTATTGCGGTAGTTGTTGCGGCTTCGATGTTGGGACCGACAGCGGGTGTTTGGGCAGTAGGACAGACGTCGGCAAGTATGACCTTCGCTACAGCGGAAGCTATCGGTTCAGCGGCTATAATGTTTGCGGGCATGGCATTGGTCAACGCTATTGCACCTATCCGCCCCCCAGCGTTGCAGGGATCAGCTTCAAGAGATTCGGCTGAATCTCCTACTTATTCGTTAACAGGCGGGAGTAACGACATCCGCAGGTTCGCTCCCGTTCCAGTCGTCCTTGGGCGGCACCAGATGACTCCCCCATTGGGGGCAATGTCTTATACAGAGATTATTGGGAACGATGAGTATCTAAGAATGTTAGTTATATGGGGGTACGGCCCTCTCCAGATACGAGAAATTAAGATTGGTGAAACATTAATAACCGAATATCAAGACCTCGAAATTCAGACAGTAGAAGGTTGGTCAGACGACCCGGCAATGACTTTATTCCCCTCTGATGTCTATCAGGATCAGATCGGGACTGGTTTAACTTCTGCCGCTGGATGGATACAGAGAACGAGTCAGCCCAATGCCGATGAACTAAGTGTTGATATTATATTCCCACGAGGATTGACTGTTTTTAATGACGCAGGAAACCGAACAGATAGAACAATCGAGATTGAACTCCGTTACCGTAAAGTGGGAGATGTTAGTTGGACTTCTCCTGTAGCCACTGTAACACACATAGCCCAAACCGCTACAGGTTTTGATTTTAGTAATGCGAGTACACATTATGGGGTTTATGTAAACAGCTCCGATGGTGTAGCTACTTATTCAACAGGTACAGGTACAGTTGCTGGTAAATTACTCGTTGGAGAGATTTACCAGGAATGGGTAGTTACGGGTTGGTATGAATCTGAAATTGGAGAATATCAAAAACGTGTTCTTGACTACACTGCCCCAGGAACCACCGGGTTTGTCTGCTCATTGTCTGGCGCTGATGTTTCTATAACTGCCGGAACAATTACTACTGCCATGCTGACGACAACCAGAGCAACTGCCCAGGCGGTCAGAGTAGGACATAAGTGGAACGTAGAGAACGGTTATCAATATGAAGTCGCAATTCGCCGGACTACTGCCGATTCTACTGATGATAAGATAATTGACGATTGCGTTTGGTCGGTATTGAGAACATTCCAAGTCGGTTCCCCAATAAATTTCCGCCAGCCACTTGCAATGACAGCTTTACGAATTAAGGCGACAGAGCAACTATCGGGGGCTATCAGTAATCTTAACGCTACTGTTATGAGCTATGCAAATATCTGGGATGGGACTGATTGGGATACAGTCAGGACAACGAACAATCCAGCGGCGTTAATGCGATTAGTTTTAATGGGGCCTGCGAATGAACGCAGGCGGTCTCT